GTAATTTATATAATATATAGCGTAAATAATGAAAGCTCCTATGATGCTAATGAGTTAGCATCTATCCTAAGTAGGAAGAATAAGTGTGAGTATAAAGTACTCATTGATCTTTCTTGTGTTGCAGTTATAAATGATTCAAAAATAGAAACAAATGAGTAACGGAACAAAAGCAACAATAGGATTTTACATAATGTCATGTTTATACCTATTATCAATAGGATTAGATCCAAAAGCGAAATTCTCAGCAATATTAGATATGACATTAGAATGGTCATTAGCTTATTGGATATTTATTGGAATATGTTACTTAATAATAAACTCATTTAATAAATAATATCATGAGCAAAAGAAAATATCACAAATCAAATTGTGATTCTACAGTACGAGCAATCGTAACGGATGCACTAGGACGTAAAGTTATCCTAGTTGGAAAGCACGCTTTCGAGTGGTCTATTATTCTCGAAGAAGAAGGAAAATTAGTAATAACTACCTTTCCTAATAGAGAAAAAGCAGTAGATACATTTAACAATAAATATAGAAGAAAATGAAAGCACTCAATTACATTCTATTTGGTATACTATTGTTAGTATTATTATTTTATGTAGTAATAACAATAAGTCAGCCACGTTATGCAGTAATTAACATATTACTGTACATAATACCAACTTTAATTGGTATCTATTTTGGTGTTAAGGTTATTAAACATGAATAACAAACCACCCAGTGTATGAAGTGATACACAACTCTCTTTTTAATTTAATATAATGCAGCCAAAGTTAGTGACAAGCCTAATTAAGAATGCAGAGTCTATTAAATTATTCAATATATGAAAAAGATAATATCATTCATTTGGTTAGTATTAAGAATACTTATCTATATGATAATATTATTAATACTGTTGGACGATCCCATCCTATATCCAATATGTGTGATATTATTTGCATATATTGAATTTAAGGATAAACTTAGTATTAGTGTTTTTCATGGTATTATAGATGAAGTTAAAAAAGAATTAAAGCAGTAACATTCTTTTGGTTAAAATGTAAGACACACATCTGTTGTGAAACACGTGTGTGTCATTTAAAAGATTTTTACAAACATTGATTATAGCCTCCTAAAGGCAACGAAAGTCACGACAGAACCGTTGTATGCCTATTGTGAAATACGCATACAATTTCCCTAGAGTAAAGACAACCTCAACGAAGACATGTAAGGCATTATATTATGGATATGCATTGTCGGGTTCTAGGGTCTAGTAGGTTTAAATTGCCGGGCTGAACGAATGCCAACGGCTACCGAAGCTAATGTCTTTAAATCTGAATCATTAATACTTAATAATATGATAAGAATAATAATTCAGAAAAAAAAGAGTCGTAGTATATCTCTATATAAGAAAATTGTGACTCTTAAAAAAGAGCTTAATTTAAGTTGGCTTGATGCAATTAAGTTAGCTTATAAATTAAGTAGAGGATACGGTGTAGTAATCAATACTGCTATCGCATCCAAGCAACAGTGCATGTATTCATACATGGACAATCTTCATAATCAATTACATCGTTTATTCGATACTAATTGGAAACAAGATGTAGAAACTGTTGCTATGCAAATACCCAAAAAAGACTTTGACCTATTTAAATTAGGTGGAGGATATAGGGTATATATTGCAACAAAACCCGGTTATATAGATCACTTCTTACAGATCTATCCATAATCAGGTAAGGGAGATTTATTTCTCCCTTTTAAAAATGACAAACTTGTTGAATTATAGAACTCTATTCATGTATCTGTTGTGAAACACATACTGATTAAATTGAAATCCTAAGTAGATACATGTAACAGCTTGGCGGCGTTAGTGGCTTATGGTCTACTTAGGATTATTTATGAAAACTATTAACATTAAATATAATCAATATGGCAACAAAAATTAAATTCAACTTTAAAAAAGCGAAATTTAGAATAGCTTGGTTAAAAGCATTAAAGGTAATTTTTGGTCTTGAATTACAAACAGCTAAAATTGCTGTAGATTCTGGAGAATTTTACTACACACTCAGAGATAATGAAACTTATGAAGCTATTTGTATTAAAGTAGCAGAAGTATGTGGAACTATAGGTGAATCCTTTTTCTCAGAAGAAGAAATCAAAAATGTGATGTCTATTGTAGAACCACAAATAGAATCACAAAGTACAAAAAATATAAATACTACAAATAATTCTCGTAATATACAAGAAATTACTCCAAATGTAGTAAAAGTGGGTTCAGTATATATTCTTACTGAAGAAGAATACAACCATCTTTGTAAATGTCGTGGTTTATTAATGGATATGTTAGGTACATATAAACAATTTCTACAAGCTTATGAATCCTTTAAATAAATCTTCATTAAAATGTCTTTTATATGTGTTACTACTATTGGTAGTAGTAGCTGGGGGTATCTACACCATAGCTATTACAGGAGAGTTAATAATAACCTCATTAGGTATGGGTGTTATACTAGGTTTGTTCTTTATTTTAATTAATAAAGAATCTCAAAGAATAGAAAAGTATTTATACGAGGAAGAACAAAAACAACAAGATTAAAAAGGCAATATTGCACAGTTTTATTAATAAATCAATTATTTCTATGAACAAGTTTCGAGACGTAGCCATTGGGCTACTTTGCATCGTACTATTAGGAGGAATCCTATGGTATGGGTACGATAAGTACCATGGTACAGAAGCTCAAAAAGCTTCAGAATCAACTAAAAATGAGGTTATTATTCCTACTTTGGAAGAAAGACTTAACGACTGGAATGTTGAAAAGCATGACATGGAATTGTATGATTTATGTATGGAACTTCCAGAACAAATCGTACGTACTATTCTTAATAGAATAGGTACGACTGCAACGTATGAAGAGATTGCTGAAGAGTATCTCCGTAATACAAACTATTATATTAGTATGCAGTTAAAAGAAGTTATGCCGGGAATAACAGGTCCAGATGCTAAGAATGCTAAAGTGGAAATAAAGACTGAAGTAAATAGGCCGGAAAAAGAAAGTGAGAAAGCTGTCAAAGTACCAATTACGGTAATAGATAGTATTAAATGATCATGATTGCAATAACTTTTTTTGAATTTCTGACTTATAATTCATTTATATGCATTGCCTGTGAAGGTAGTGCATATTTTTATTATTAGATCATCAGAATAGGATATTTTAATACAGAAAAAGAAGCTAAAGAAGCAAGAAAGTATTACTGTGAGAATCAGTGATAAGCATGTGGGGCTTATGTCTTATCAAAAGGGTGGCCAACTTTTAGATAGCATTAGTGCGGACGTTAAAATCATGCCGTTAATAAGAATTGTACTGGCAATACAATTCTGCTATAACGTAAAATATGTTAGATAGCCGATTTTAAGAAGTTTTACGTAAGAGTTTTTTAATATTTATTTTGCAGACGTAAAACTTCACGATGACACTTGTTATTAGTTGCTCATAGTACAATATGAGTTGTTGTTAATCAACAATCGTTCAATCAAAACTATCTCTGTAGTTGTACATACAGAGACGTCATCAAAAGTTATAACTTAAATTTATCAAAAATGAAACAGTTACATCTTATTGGAACTACAGGAAATAATTTATGTCTTGTACAGATTCCAACTTCTTGGTCCCAACAAGAAGCAAAAGAAATGCTTGAAAGAGCACTTCTTGTTTTCATGCAGGAAAAAGATAATCCAGAATTTCTTTCTTCATTAAACGAAGAAGAACTGAAACATCAATTTCCTAAATTCGATTCTGAGTTAATCGAGCAAGTTTCTGTTTTACTTCAGAATGTAGGTACACCAATATCTACAGGAGGAGGTCTTACATGGCAAGTAGAAGTACAGAATTACTTATTACGTAATCCTACTTTTACTAGAGACTTAGTTCTCTTATTTAACAATCCTCTCAAAAAAGAGGAAAAAGAGTATCTTTGTATTAACTACATTGAGGCATTACCTGAAATTGTTAAAGTTTTTAAGAGCTATGTCTAAAACGTGGAAAGAAAGTAAAGCAGTAAAACAAGGACGTTCTGAAAAAGGACGTCCTAAGCCTAAAATGGAACCCTATAAAAAGGGTACTAAGAATAAAAAAGAAATTTATTGATTACTCGCCAGTTATCATATAATTTAATTTTTTATTAATATGGTGGTTATCCCCGAATCGTGAATAAGCCCAGAGTCCTACAGCAAATTAAAGCTATGTGAAGATGCATAGTACGCTAATAAAGTAAAGGGGGCAGCATATGATAAGAAAATAAAGACTATGCCACGATTCATTATTTAAAAGTATGAAAACAAAAAATGTTATAGAACTTTCTGCATTTAGTAAATCTTTATCAAAGAAAATTACGTACTTAAACCATAAAGAACGTATACTAATTGATATAGAACAAATTGCTGCAATAACTCCATCTTCAGAAAGAGAGGATTTACCCAAGAAAATAGGTTTATCTTCTTGTAATAATAATGAAGTAAAGGAAGAATTGTATACTTATGTATTACTTAAATGCGGTTTTAGTATAAGAGTAATTGAATCAGTAGGAGAAGTATATAGTAAAATAATACAAAGAACGTATAATTCTACTATCTAGTAATAAAAATTAATAACTAAAAAGTAAAAAGTAATGACACTTGAAGAACTTATTTATCAAAGTAATACCGCTGGTATTAGTAATGTTTCTACTAGAGGACAACCTATTACCTCTACATTTTGTAAAAAAGATATAAAAGGATCAATAAAGAGTGCAATTAGTGAGAATCCTAGTTTTAAGCAATTTCTTGAAGAGAATAATGCTTATGGTAGATATGTAAAAAATGTCACCAATCAAATATTGCGAAGTAGAGATATCTCTGGTAAACTAATTAAATGTGTACATAGAATCGCTCATAGTGATTATAATAATAGAGAGATTATTAACGGCACTATTAGCTGGAGTAGTACGTCAGAAGGTAACGATTATTGGTTTAAATTATATGTTGATCCCAAAAAATAAACAATAACAATTTTAATTTAAAAATCAATTTTATTAACTTATCAAAATTTTAAAAATTATGGCAGATTTTAATTTAGATGCAAAAATGCAAGAGCAAGAGAACAATCAGGGTAAAGTGAACACTTCTGCAGTAGACAAAGCAAAAGAGAACATCGCTGCAAAGAAGTTAGAACAGGAGACCCGTGAAGTTGAACGTCGTTTATCAAACGCAGAGTCTACAGAAGATCAAGCATTAAAAGAGCTTCGTATGGCTCGTAAAAAAGAAGAAGCTCAAAAAGCATTTTTGACAGCTGTATCTGCAGCTAAAACAAAATTTGAGTCCGACGGAGATTATCGTGCATATGATAAAGCCGTTGAGGAAGCCGAAGAGAAGCGTGATAAAGCCGTCAGTGACGCTAAGCGTGCTATCTACGGTAAGGATTATTGGCGTTATTAATGTCCATTGATCACTCCAAAATCAGAGCTGAGAGTGTCCGAGAGGCCTCTCAGTCTCTAATTATAGCTATATGCTGTAGTTAGAGATTAATGCCACGATTTATTTATCCGAATTAATAGTAGGAAAAATTACTCTGAATTAACAGAGTACTCAAGAGCCTTGAGCCAGAGTGGAAAATTCTGAGCCACTGATCACGTGCCTGAGATCATTACTATCACTTGAAAGTTTCGATATACTGAAACTGCTGAATCGCTAGAACCTTGAGTCAAGACCTAGTGATAGGCTTACGTAAGTAAGTTAAGTATAGTAATGATATCAAATCACACACAGAATTAGAGCTATATGCCGAAGTTGATGCTTATGATCTTTTGATGATAAGATAAACTTCAAATTCTGTAGATCTATCAAAGGCATTTTCTATAGTAGTAGAGAGTCACGTACCTAAGATCATTCTTTTTTAAGAGATAAACATGTATTATAGATAAGACATAAGTCGCATTGCGCACTCTTAGAGGAATACACTCGTATAAAAAAGAATTCTTACTATTACTATAGATTTATAAGGTAAAGAGAGAGTGATCTCTCTTTATCTACACTTAATAATTTGGGGTTAAAAGTTAAAAAGTATTTACGATATAAGAACTGTATCGTATCTTATTAGGTTTATTGGAAACTTATGAGACGAGGGTTCGAATCCCTCATTCTCCACTTCGATTATAAAATAAGGGGAATACTTGGATTTGATCATAAGTGAAAGATAAAATAGGTTCAATTTAAAATTTAAATGGCAATACATTTGTCACTGATTACACTGCTCTAGGAGCGGCGTAAATCAACGTGCTAACTACGAAAATGAGGGTGTCTAGTAGCTTAACTGGATAAAGCCCTGAATTTTATCAGGAGATTGTGGGTTCAAATCCCACCTAGATAACAATTTATTTAATTATTTTAAAAAGCTTATGGATGAGAAAATAGCTGAAAAAAGATTAGTATCATTTAATAAAGAATGTATACTAGCAGGACCACGACAAAGCGTCGTTAGTTTCCTTAAAATGTTAATGAACTTAGGAGCTGATGTAACAAAAGCAACATCTGCAAAGAGTTTAATAACTAGTAAATCGAACATTGTATTATTACTTAAGAATGAAGGAAAAAGTAAGAAATTTCCTCAAATCACTGTATTAAGTAGGTCTTGGTGGGATTATTACCACAATCCCAAAAAGCATAGAAGTTCTTATAAAACATACAATATTCCAAAACAATGGAATAAAGTATATAATGAGATACTAAAACTTGAAAACATTCCATTCTTAATTCCTGAGTAATATGAGGCTAACATTTTGGATATACTTTGATAATCCCGGTGAAAAGGAGAAATTAAAGAAGATAATGGATGAACCATGTGATGATTTCGAAAAGAATCGTCTAATCCAAGAAGAGTTTGGAGTTGATTTGCTTACAGCAAGTCGAGTTATTGACACATATTATAAATCAATTAAGAAATGAAAGCAGGAGTATATATTGTTAAAGATTTATTCAGTGAACAGAAATACATTTTGTCTTTAAATGGTAAGGAACCATTTATAAGAATCACAAATAGTATTTCACTAAGTTCATTTGCTAATGGTCTTATTGAAAGAGATCATAAAATAGTTGAACAGATTTTGGAAGATCCTACTAAATTTGAATTTACTCTTCTATCTAAAGAAATTGAATCAAGTAAAATAGAAGAAAGAAACACAGAATCTAGTAGTATTCAATATACTGATGAACAATATGAAGAATTTGTAAGTATAAAGAATATTCAACCAGATGGTAATTTAAATAAAATTGCTGTTACTGCAGATATTCAAGGTAAATTACATATATCTTGGGAAGAAGCAGAAAAATTATTTGATATAATAAATATTCGTTATTTAGAAGACGATAAATGGAAGAAAATAGAGATAAAATCTTCGATCAACGAGGCGAACTCTGTAATACAATAAAAGATCTTTTTAAAAATACTAGCAAATGTGAAAACTTTTTACCAGTATTTAGAGAAGATGAAGGTTATTGTATGGATTGGGGAATAATTGGATCAGAATATGAAAAATATTTTGGTTGGATTAAAACTCCAGATGGGAAATTTTGTTCAGTATGTCCAGATAATATGGATTGGCGTACTTGGATTGAGATAAAAGCAAAAATTAAAGAATGGATTGCTTGGATATCTCAACGTCTTTTTCATCCTAATAAGATGATAGGGAGCAAACATACTACAGACTTAGTAAGACTAAGAATTGCTGTAGCAATGTTAGACAAAATAGAATTACCTAGAATATATTCTGATGAAATATTTGATAACTTAATTCAATGTTATTGGATACGTAAATATGTATATGATACATATTATTATAGATATATATTAGGTATTCCATTTTAGTTTAGAAATAAGGAAGTGTAATAAGATTTGCCTACTTTCAGACGAGATAGCTGTGTCGTCGCAGAGGGCGTTCTAAACAAAAGGATTCTAGGGGTTCGACTCCCCTAGTTTCCACTAACTAATGCTTGTTATATGAAAGAAGAAGAAAAAATCTTAATTGAACAAGCAAAACACGGTGATAATAAGGCTTTTAATCAGTTATATGAACGGTATCATAGACTGATAAGATATATTATCTTTGATATAGTTAAAGATGATGAACTTACTCAAGATTTATTGAGTAACACGTTTATAAAAGCCTTTAGTAAACTCAGTTCTTATGTAAATCCTATTAGCTTCGAAGCGTGGCTTAAAACAATAGCAGTTAATACTACTATTGACCATATAAGAGCCACAAAGGATTTATGTAAGAACTTCAGCATAGATAATGAGACAAATACTATTCAGTTAGAAGAAACAGCTCCAGATCCCGAGTCAGATATGATTAAAACGGAGAATATTGAACTTCTAAGAATAGCATTATCTCGCCTAAGATCTAAGTATCGAAATTTACTCGAGTTAAGATACTATCAAGGTCTTAGTTATGATCAACTGAGTGTTAAGCTTGGAATTCCTATTGGTACTGTAAAGTCCGATTTGAATAAGGCAAAACGTAGGTTGAGAGAAATTTTTCATAAACTTTCAAAAAATTAACAGAACATGACAACAATGACTTTCATTTCTATGATTGTTGCTTTAATTCTAGTGATTGTAGCAATCGCTAGAGTGCAAGGTAGCCCAAAGCTAGGTATCAATTTAATATTGACACTAGCATTTGCGATTGTTGTTGGATTTGGTATCCAGAGTAAGACTCGTAATATCGAGCCTAAAAAGGACCAAATAGAAAAGGTCTCTGTAGTAAACCACATGCCCATACAGGCTTTGCAAATCGTTGGAGTGACACCAATGATTACTGCAACAATTGAGTCTGTAAGTAAGGCTTATATGTGGTTTATTAGAGACCAAGGAGACCAACAACAAGGAGAAAATCTTCTAGTTCATACTAGAACTAGAGCATCACCAGATCACGAGGATTCAAGTTAGCTTACTAACTATTTTCGGGATCATTACTATTTCTATCATTAGTTATTTTAATAATTTAAAACTGTAAAGGACAGTAAACAAATCAATTGAATCATGTCTAAGAAAAATAAAACAACTCAGCAAGCTCCTGTAAAGGATACTGAAGTAAAGGATAACAAGAGTGCAAAACAAACTCAAGTAAATAATCCACAAAAACCAAAGGAAGTAAAGAAGCCTGAGGTAGAAAAAGAGGAGAGAAAACAAACTCCACCACCTGTAGATCCTACTATAGAAACAGTTGCAACCGAAGAGATTAAGTCGGAGCCAAAGGAAGAAATTCCTTCAAAGATCGACTTAAACAACATTAAGTTACAACC